AAAAAGGTGCAAAGAGCCCCTGTAGTTAGCCGCGAAGTAAAGCGCAAGAACGGCAGGAAAAACTGCGCCCAATGCGGCACACGGCTCACGGGCCAACAGCGCAAGTTCTGCTCCAAGAAGTGCTCCAGAAAGCATTGGAACAAAAATAATAAAGAACTGGTGCGGAAGCATAACCTAGACTACTACGACCGGCAAAAGGCTCTAGGCCGTGCTTGATGCCGCTCTAGTGTGCCTCGCTACGGCAGTCTACTTTGAAGCAAGGGGCGAACCCTTTGTCGGGCAGTCTGCCGTAGCTCACGTTGTGTTGAACCGTGTAGAAGATGCACGGTTCCCCAACACAATCTGTGATGTAGTTAAACAGGGGCCAACTTATGCTTGGAAGGCAGATTTCCCCGTCCGGCATAAGTGTCAGTTCAGCTATTATTGTGATGGCAAGTCAGACAAACCTCGTGATGACCGCGCATGGCAAGTGGCCGTGATGGCATCCTTCGGGGCAATGTCTAACCGAACATACGATCCAACTGACGGCGCAACACATTATCACGCCAATTACGTCAACCCAGCTTGGGCAGATGTCAAATACCAAACCGTCCGGATAAATGACCACATCTTCTACAGATGGGAAGGTAACCGATGACATATAAAACTTGTCCAGAATGTGGCGGTGAGGGAGAGTGTGAATATGAAGTAGCTGTCCCCGCACCAATGGCATGGCGCGGCGGAGAGTTAGAAGGCCGCATCATGGAGTGTGAGCTATGCCACGGATCAGGAGAAATCGAAGATGATGAAGAGACCGAAGAATAGGGAACTGCAATACCCAAGTTTTGGCGATGCCGGACGTATTCAAAAAGCACTGGACTCCGGCAGATGCCCAAAATGCCTAGTTACTATGCCGCCCGCCGCGGATGACGGCTCTTTAAAATGTTATGTATGTAAATTAAGTATTGGAGGCCAAAGTGATATGCCCGAAGTGTCAATCAAAAAGCAAAGTTTATAACTCACGGCCCACGGATGACGGCACAATACGCCGGAACAGAGAATGCCTGAAGTGTAAACACCGGTATGCCACCATCGAAGTGTCTGCCGATATCAAAAAAGTTGTTGAATTTCCGAAACCAGAAGCGGTTGTTACTAAAAAGAAGAAGGTGCCCAAAAGACGGTACGCGGCACGAGATATTGACCGCCTATCCGATGATGAATTGCTAGAAGCTTTGGAAAACGGTACGATAAATCCTGACGAGTTAGACTAAAAATATATGTTGCAATTCCCATACAGTCGTATATAAAGGGACCTGTAGAGCCCCCAAGCTTTACATTCCCGTAGTGAAGCCCCCAGAGCGTCAAGTTCTGGGGGTTTTTTTATGTGTTGACAATATGTAGTAGTGGGATTATATAAGAGTTATGTTAAGTATCACTACGGGAGAATGAAATGAAAGTAACAATGAAACCTGAACTATGGGAAGCCGTCATCGTCGCGATTGATAATGACCTTGATGATTACCATTCAATGGGCACCGATGGTGACCCAGAACTCGACATTCGTTATGGCAAGATGCTTCAAGCACGGGGCGAAATTCTTCTTGAAATGAAGGAGAACAACGATGCCAAAGTTTGATGATGAGAACAACGCGGTTTTCACAGTAAAGGATTTGAAAGACCGTCTTAACAAAGTTGGACTGCCTTTCGATGAAGTTGAAAGCGGTTCAGAAGGTGTAATTTGTTTGGTTTTTGCAACAGATGATGAGGAATATAACAATGGCTGAATTTGATATCAAAATCGAAGTTGTCCAATACCACGATAGAAACTTCTCTATCACGGCAGATAACGAAACAAAGGCAGAAGAAATTGCTAGGCAACTAGCCGCCGAACAAACCGAACATCTACAGGGCGTTAACATAGATGTCGAAAACGACGGCGGCTGGACTTTCGGAATGCTAGACTTTCATACTGTCTACGTTGAACGCGAAAGCGAAGAAGAACCCGAACTGAAGCTGTCCGAATATGAGTCCGGCTTCCTGACCGCAAATGCTTTTGTATTCCGCGAAGACGTAGACTCTATCGGCGCGGATGACGACTGGCGCGGCGTCCACTGCGGCTCACGGGTCTTCGATCTAAATGCTTGGGACGATGATGGCGTCACACGCGTCACGGCCTACGAAGTTATCGGCGGCCAAACCAATGCGCTCATTTTCAAACGGTTGGTGTGATATGGTTAAAGACTGGACCGATGCCGCATGGGCAATCTCTAACATCTCAGCACTAGCCGGAGAATTTACCGCTAGTGCCAGCGAAGGACGCCACCTGTCATGGGCTTCAGAAAAAGACTACTGGATGCACCTGATAATCTGCGATGCCGGAAAACCACGCGTCCTAATCTACGAATGGTTCGCCCCAGCTAACAAAATGTGGGGCGTTATCGGATATTGTAAATATAACGATATCCATCTGGAAATTGATGGCAATATGTATGAGGACGACAGCAATGAAGAAAAATGATATTGTTAAAGAGAAAGCGCGGACAATGGACTGGCAAACAGCAACAGCGATTGTAGCCAGAGCCGTAGACCTCCACGCATCACATACCGCGGCTCACGGGCAATTTAGCCATGACGCCGTGGAAAAATCCGCCGAAATTCAAGCGGCTTGGCAAAGGATACAAAGAGGATGAGCAAAAATTTAGAAAAAGATTTCGATCTGGCTAGCGATATGATGAACGAACTGCTGGACGATTTCGATGCCAGCGATTTGCAAGCAGGTGCCGCAATGGGCGGCGCACTGACCGCGCTACTGTTTCGCCTCATGGTATCCAGCCCAGATAACTCAACCACAATGGGGATGCTATCGTCCGCCATGAACCAAGCCGCAACCTTCGCATCCGCCTACGAAGTGGAAGAAGAAACCAAACACTAATGGACGGCGGCTCAATTTTTATAATCTCATATTTGGCCAGCGGGTTCGCCCTGCTGGCCTTTTTAATATGGGAAGCTTGGAAAGATAGATAACTTTTTAAAAATATTAACTTGACATATATGGGATTGTATGCTATAGTATAAGAACAATCAGGAATGATTGTGCTTGCCCCGATGGGCGGGGTGCGCTGTTTCACATTGTTAATTTCTACGGGAGGGTCTTATGACCAATCTTCACATCAAACCTGTCAACCACGGTTCAACCAAGCGGGATAAAAACCGTTTTTGCGGGCCTGCTGTAATCAGCGCAATCACCGGCATGACAACCGGCGAAGCCGCCGCTCAACTCAGACGAGCAACTGGCCGCCGCATGATTACAGGGACAGGCACCTCAGAGGTGAAAGATGTCCTGCAAAAAAACGGTGTCCAAATGAGCGATGCCCGACATTGGTGGGACGTTAAATTCAACCGCACTGATGGTGTCACCTTGGCGGGTTGGCTGAAAGCCTCTGTCAAAAACAGGGACGCTAAACAAGTGTTCCTTGTCGTGGCAGGATGGCACTGGCAACTGGTGCAAGGCAGACGGTACGTCTGCGGCCTCACTGGAGACATTGTCAGCATCCGTGATAAACGGGTGAAAAGACGAGCCCGTGTCGCTGAAGTGTACGAATTATCAAGTATGTAACGCGGCTCACGGGTCTTAGAGGGCGGCTTTCGGGTCGCCCTTTTTGCTTGTAGTAACGCGTTACACCTATATAGGAGCAAAATTAAGAAAAATAAAAAACGATGAAAAATAGGTGTTACCAGCGTTACCGGTGTTACCTGTCTCTGTGATGTATAGTACACAACAAAAAAGAGGGTAACATAAAGGGTAACACCACAGATTACTAAAATGTTACCAGTTAAATACAAGATTTCCCTTAATGCGCCCAAAATCAAAAAAAATAAAAAAACTTTTTTCTGACCTATATAGGTGTATCCGTGTATAACTATGGGAGTAGGCCGTTTTAACTGGAGAAAGATTTATGACTAATACCGGCAAAAGCAAAGTCACTGGAAAGCCCCGTGACCGGCGGGGTCGTCCCCCTGCCACAATCGAACAGCCCCTGACTCGCAAGCAGGAGCTTTTTGTTAAAGAGCTTGTCAGTAAGGACGGGCAGATAACTTTACGGGAAGCGGCAATCAATGCTGGTTACGCCGCAGGCTCTGCTCACTCTAGGGCGTATGAGCTAACAAACCCTCATATGTCCCCGCACGTTGTTGCGGCAATCAATGCGTATCGCAGGGAACTTGACGAAAAGTTTGGGGTAACCTACCAAAGGCATTTACGGGACTTACAAAGCATACGGGATTTGGCCATTCAGAACGGGGCTTACTCTGCCGCCGTTCAGGCTGAGTATCGCAGGGGGCAAGCGCAGGGTGACATCTATGTCAGCAAATCAGAAATCCGTCATGGGTCAATCGACAGCATGAGTAAGGATGACGTTTTGAAAGCACTTGAGGAGATAAAGAACAGCTATGCCCCGATCACAATCGACATCACTCCCGAAGAAAAAGACAATGCCAGCAATCGCGACAAAGCGAGAGGCAGGCTTTTACAAGCAGGTGAAGGAAGCGGCGCAGAGAACGCGGAAGAAATGGAACTTAACGAGAATTGAAAACTACATCGGGGCAGGTATTCCTGACCTGATGATATGTGATGAGTCCGGCCTGTTTCATTTTGTTGAGTTGAAGTTTACCACCAGCAACCGTGTTGACCTGAGACCATCCCAAGTTGCGTGGCTTACCAAGCACCAGCACGGCTCCTGTTGGATACTGATTAAGAAACAAACCAAGCCGATAGAACCGGCAGAATGTCTTTTATATCCAGCAAATGCGGCAGTTGATTTGAAGATGGACGGCATGGCAGATGTTGAACCTTTGTTCCGGTGCCAACAGCCTTTTCATTGGGAAACTATTTTTGACTTGATTAGTCCTAGATAATCGCATATATATGAGACATCGTTCACAAACTACGGGAGTAAAACGATGTTCGATTCAAATAAAGAATATACGATTGGGGTTTATGACCTATCGTTTATGGTAATAGACGAAGCGGATAACGTGCTGTCTCACCCTGACGGTCAAACAATGGAATTTACTATTCCAAATTATGACCTTTCGTATTTGGGGGACGGGGCGGAAGTTGGTGAGCTTGTTTTGCGTCAACCGAATCCTGATTACCTGAAGCAAGCTTTGTCGCATTTAGCCACTGTCTGTGACCACGCTAATGAAGATTGTCCGGAAGAGTACCGGACAAAATGGTTCAACCCTGCTTTAGAAGAGGCATATTCTTTTCTTCAGAAAATGAGCGAGGTTGAGACCAATGGCTGAAACAATGGAACAGCGGATGCTAAAGGGATTGCGCCAGTTGATTGATTACAACTGGTGTAGTGAACAGCAACACTTTTATGAAGAGGGTGAGCCCCAGAACCACGTTTTTCGGGTGTTGCAGGATTTAAACTTCATTCTGGAAACACGGGAGAATAATAACTGATGTTCATATTCACACTTATCGGCCGCCTGCTTTATGGCAAAGACTATGCGGAGCTTAGCCGCCGCGCCAGTAAACCAGCCAGACGAAGGCGCAGATAACTTTTTTAAAAAATAAGCTTGCTATATATGCGAGTTTATGAGACAACCAAACCAGCGGTGCAATCATGCCCGCTGGTTTTTCACATTTACGGGAGTTAAAATCATGGAAAACATTATCGAAAATACATCATCTGCCCCAGTAACCGGCGCATATCAGACCAATGCTTTTCAACATGGCATCGGTAATAGCGCAGTATCATCACAATGGTTCAGCCGTCCGGATGACCAAAAGTTTCTGTCGCTGGATGATATGCTGGCACATAAGAAACAGGACGCGCAGGCAATGAATAGCCGCATCGTCAATACGCATAAGATGCAGATTGTCGGCCAGCTTGATGAAGCCAACCCTAGCCGTGGTGATATCTTTGTTGAATACACTGACGAGCAGGGGCAAGAGGCGTTCAACACGCCGACAAACTGGTCATTCGGCCAGCTTGCCCAGTTGGCCGGTGCGCCTGCCGGTTACCTTAAAGACCTGCCCGCACCTATTGCGGCGGATGCCCTGCAATGGGGTTTGCGTTATAACCGGTCAAAAGAATTGGTGAAGGCATACGGCCATGCAACCGAAGGCGGTGACCTGCGGGCGGCAACCGGTGCAGATTATGGCCGCATCTTTGATTATGAAATCATTGAGGCCGTGCAAAAGTTTGCTGACCCTGACCGTTGGAAGATTCCGGGCATGATGACCGGTATGCAGAACGGCCGTGCTATTTATGACCCGTTTGTTCCGGTGACTAAAGACACGACAACCCTGTTTGCCAGTGACCGCGATGTGTTTTTGTTTTTGGTAGATGACACGCACCCCATTGAAGTTGGCAAGCTGGCCAATGGTGACCCTGACCTAATGTTTCGCGGCTTTTATGCGTGGAACAGCGAGACCGGCAGTAAGACCGCAGGCATTGCGGCAATGTATCTGCGCGGGGTTTGCATGAACCGTAATTTGTGGGGCGTGGAAAACTTTCAGGAAATCAAAATCCGGCATACTAAGTTTGCCCCTGACCGGTTTGCATATGAAGCCGCGCCAGCCCTGCAATCATTCGCGCATGGTGCAACCGCTAATTTCTTGGACGGCGTGACCGCCGCGCAGGATGCTATCGTTGCCCGCAGTGACGAAGACCGGTTAGAGTTTTTGACCAAGCGGGCAGGGCTAAGCCAGCGCATGGCCAAGGCCGCCGCCGCCCGTCACATTGAAGAAGAAGACAAGCCGGTTCGGTCAGTC